GCCCCGTGGTGGCCTCATGCTCGCCATGGGTGTGGACACCCAGCCCGACCGGTTGGAAGCTCGCGTTTACGCCTACGGTCGTGGAGAAGAAAGCTGGCTGGTCGACCGCCACATCTTGTACGGCGACCCGAACCTTGACGAAAACACCGAGGGCAGCCCATGGACCCGCCTGACCGAAATCAGGCGCACCCCGCTGCAAACCGCCACTGGTGCGCAAATGCCGATCGAAGCCACCGGCATCGACTCAGGCGGCCACAACACCCACGCTGTTTACGCCTACTGCCGCGCCCATGCCCACGCGGGCGTGCTCGCTGTCAAGGGCGCCAGCCAATACGGCCGCCCCGTGCTCGGCAGGCCAAGCCAGGTCGATGTGAACTGGCGAGGCGCCACCCAGCGCGGGGGCGTGAAGCTGTGGCCTGTGGGCACCGACACCGCCAAACACCTGCTGTACGGCCGAATGCGGATCACCCAGGCCGGGCCGGGCTACGTGCATGTGCCCAAGGCCCTGATCGTCACCGACGAATTCGAGCAGATGACCGCTGCCCGATTGCTGCCTGTGGTCGTGCAAGGCAAGGCCAGCATGCGCTGGATCACCCCGCAAGGCCACCGCGAAGAGGGCGGCGACTGCATGGTCTACGCCTACGCAGCCGCTTGCTACCTCGGCATTCAGACCTACCGAGACACCGGCTGGGCACGGCGCGAAGCCAAGTTTCAGCACTCGGCCGACCTGTCCAGCGCACCCGCCTCGGCACCCATCGAAGTCAAGCCCACCGCCGCCGCCACCCCACCGCCCCCGCGTCGCTCGCCACCGCGCGCCGTTCAACCCCGTTACTGGTGACCTTCATGCAAATCAACATCACCACCAACATCGAAGAAGTGCGCGCCGCCATCGCGCAGTACGGCAGCCAGGCCCGCTTCGCTGCCTCGCAAGCCCTGAACCGCACCGCCAAAGACCTGCAGCAAGCCATCCCAGCCGAGCTCCAGCGCGTGCTCGACAACCCCACCACATTCACCACCCGAAACAGCACCTTCTTGAGGCCCGCCAAGAAAAACAACCTAGAGGCCACAGTTGGATTCAAAGACCGCCAAGCCCGCTACATGGCGCTGCAGATCGCCGGTGGCAGACGCGCGCCCGGCCCTGCTGGCATAAAGCTGCCCGGCAACATTCAACTCAACGGCTTCGGCAACATCCCCAAGGGCACCATTGCCCGGCTCAAGTCGGCGGCAAAAAGCGGCAGCCTTGGAGGCGCGCTTGCCAGGCGCATCAACGCCAGCGGCAAGGGAGCGGTACAGCTCTTTTACGGCATCCCGCAAGGCAAGGGTTGGAACAAAGCGCCGATGGGTATATGGCGCCGCGAGCCATCCAGCACGCCAGGTGGCAAGGGCAAGCTGGTGCCGGTGATCGTGTTTAGCAAGACGCCCGCCACCTACAAAGCCAAGTTCAATTTTGAAGGCCTGGCCAAGACCACCACAAACGCCAAGTTTGCCGGCCACTTCAACACCGCGCTGGCCGCCGCCCTCGCCAGCGCCCGCTGATCCAACCCGAACAAAGCCCAGCCCATGATCAAAACCAGCAAAAGCCAAAAAGCCGAGCAACAGCAGGGCGACGTGTTCGCCAGGCAGTCAACCAGCCACGCTCGCCCCGAGCCTGATCTGGTCACCGCCATTTTTGATCTGCTGTGCGAGTCAGGCGGCATCGCACCCCATGCGCGCGAAGAGCACGAGGCTGCAGTGCGCCACCAGCTGCTGGGCCTGCGCGGCACTGTCACCAACCGGCCCAACAGCGCCGCCATGGCCCGCAAGGCGCTGGCCTTGTTCAACGGCCGCAACGCACGCGAAGTCGCGCGCCGTCTGGGCATCAGTCGGCCGCACGTCTACCGGCTGTTGAAGCAACCGGGGGGTCTTTTTTAGGGTCAGCTAGCGATCTGATTACGCGCCAGCTTGGTGGCTGCTGCTTTGATCGCCAGGTGCAGCTCGGGCGCCGCAAAGATGCCGCGCACCTCGGGCAGATTGGCATCCGCTTTGCGGGCTCGGTAGGCGGCTTGGCGCTCTGCTATTGTCTTCGCGGTCATGCGGCTCGGGCGAGTGGATAGGCGACATCCAAATCACCGTTGACCCACGATGCGATCACGTCGGCCACCTGAGCAACATGCTCCTCACTCGGGGTGAGGTACGGATCGTCTTCTGGGACCGGGCAAAGCGCCATGAACTTGCCCTTGATTAGCAAAATGGCGTCCGTTTCTTCACGCAGCTTCCCCTGGGTGCTGAACACCTTCAACAGCGCGTCCTTCTCTTCGCCCTTCAAAAACTCCTCGCCCCAAAGCGCATACACCGCATCACGGTAAGCGCCGCCGAACCACGCAATATAGCGCTGACGGATTGCATCCACCTGCTGGGCCGCCTTCTTGGCCAGCGCGATCTGGTCGGCCTCCAGCTTGTTGATAGCCGCCGCCGCCTGAGCCGCCCCGAGCGCCGCCTGCGCATGGGACGCCTCGCGGGCCAACCGCCAAGCGTTCCAGCCGCCCTCGAATGGCGTGAAATTGCTGACCACTGGACGCGCCCACACGTTTCCGTATACCGTGTACTCGGAAACCCCCACTGCTGCAATCCCTAAGTTGGTGTTTACCACCTCCACCAGCAACGCGCCCGGCTCGTCGGCGTAACCCAACACGGGAACGATGATCGACCCAGCGGGGGCTGTCAATGCCGCTGCTGCGGCCAAACCTCGGGCTGCCAACCAAGCCTCTTCTTTGGCTTGGAGTTGGCGCAGTTCGGACACCGCCTCTTCGGCGGTGCTGCCGAATATGGCCTTCAAGACTTTGTCATTTATGGTTGTCATGTTGCTCTCCGAGGCGGTTGGTTTGTGTGAATTAATCATACCACCGTTACGCGTAACGCAAACAGATAAACAAGCCAGCCGACGAACGGTAGGCGCAACAAGCCCAGCTCAAAACAGTCGCAGCCCTGCCAGCAATGCGACACCGCGCGCGGGAACATCCGCGCCTATGGCATTCACATCATCCGACCTCGCCGCAGTTGACGCGGCCATTGCAAGTGGCGAGCTCACCGTCAGCCACAACGGGCGCACGGTCACCTACCGCAGCATGGGCGACTTGCTGAAGGCCAAGGAAACCATTCAAGCCGAAATTGCTGCATCGCAGCCTGGGCGCACCGCTCGCACCGGCTATTTCACGTTCTCGACCTCGCGTGAGCGCTACTGATGGCCGACAAAAAAGCGGCCATGACCCGCAACGTCATCGATCGCGTGGTGGGCTACTTTGCCCCGCGCGCTGGTCTCATGCGCGCTGTTGCGCGCGAGCAGCTGACCCGGGCTTATGAGGGCGCCAGTCGGCGCGACGGCTGGGCGCCCCGGCGTGCAGGCGCCAGTGCCAACACCGACCACATGGGCGACGGCGCCGAGCTGCGCATTCGCGCCCGCTCGCTGGTGCAAAACGTGCCGTATGTGTCGCGCGCCATTGAGTCTCTGGTGTCTTACACCATAGGCACCGGCATTTCCCCGCGCAGCCTGGCCGACACGCCTGCGGCGCGCCAGCGCGTTGACAAGCTGTGGGACCAATGGGCCGAGGTGGCCGACGCCGATGGCCTGAGCGACTTTTACGGCCTGCAGGCCCGTGCGTACAGGGCAATGGAGGTTGATGGCGAGGTGCTGGTGCGCATTCGACCGCGTGCCCCCGCCGATGGCCTGCCCGTGCCGCTGCAACTTCAGGTGATTGAAATTGACTGGCTTGACAGTGGCAAGAGTGGCACCGTTGGGGGCAACACCATCGTCAATGGCATCGAGTACGACCCGCTGGGCCGCATCGTCAATTACTGGCTGTACGACCGCCACCCCGGCGAGATCACAACCGCCGTGCGCCGCGCAGGCACCTACAGCCGCCCTGTGCCGGCATCTCGAATTATTCACCTGTATCGCCCTGACCGCCCCGGCCAAGGGCGCGGTTTCTCTCGCCTGTCGCCTGTGATCTCGCGCGTGCGCGACTTGCAGCTGTACGAAGACGCCGAGCTGCAGCGCAAAAACCTGGAGACCCGCCTGGCTGTGCTGGCCACCGGCGATCTGAGCGCCATGCAAGGCCCGGGGCCTGGTGGCGAAGACTCAAGCGACCCTAAAGAGCTGGGTCAACTCGCCAGCGGCGGCATCACCATGATCCCGCCCGGCATGACGCTCACCGTGGTCGAGCCCAAGGTCGCGCCCGGTTACGTTGAATACGTCAAAGAGCAGAAGCACACCATCGCGGCCGGCATCGGCGTCACTTACGAAATGGCCACGGGCGATATGTCAGGCACCAATTTCAGCAGCGCCCGCGTGGCGTTGATTGACTTTCGCCGATCGGTCGAGCAGGTGCAGTTTTTGCTGGTCATCCCCGTTTTGTGCCGGCGCGTCTGGCGCGAGTGGGTTGACGCTGCTGTGCTCAGTGGCGCTATGCCTCAGACCGAATACGCGGTCGACTGGTGCACCCCCAAGTGGGACTACGTGAACCCGCTGCAGGAAGTGAACGCCGACAACGCGGAAGTGCAGGGCGGCTTGTGCTCCATCAGCGAAAAGCTGCGCCGCCGTGGCTACAAACCCGACCTCGTTTTTGCGGAAATCAAGAGCGACATGGAGCGCCTGGCCTCAGACGGCACGCTGGCCTATCTGCTGGCGATGAAGAGCGGCAACGTGGCCGCCGTCATGCCCGCAGAAGACGCGCCGCCCCCGAAATAGTCGCAGGCCTGCCAGCAATGCGACACCAACCCAAACAACATCCCACCTTATGCCCCACCCTGTAACCCAGCCGAGCCCGGCCATCGAAACCGCAGACCTGCCCACGCAGATCCGCGCGGCGCAGATTCAGCCGGCAACATTCGACGAGGCCGCGCGCACGGTCGAGGTGGTGTTCACCACCGGCGCCCGCGTGCGCCGCTACGACTACATGCGCGATCGCCTGTACGACGAAGAGCTTGAGGTAAGCGAGTCGGCTGTGAACATGAGCCGCATGCACGAGGGTGCCAGCGTGCTCGACACCCACGGCCAATACCAGCTGCGCGACGTGATCGGCGTTGTCGAACGCGCCTGGATCGCAGGCACCGAAGGCCGCGCCATGGTGCGCCTGAGCGAGCGCCCCGAGCTCGCAGGCATCGTGGCCGACATTCGCTCGGGCGTCATCCGCCACATCAGCGCGGGCTACACCGTAGAGCGCATGGAAATGACGCCGCCCGAGCAGCGCACCGACGGCGGGGCCGGTTGGCTCTACCGCGCTGTCAGCTGGACGCCCGCCGAAATCTCCTTTGTCGCCATTCCTGCGGATGCCGGCAGCGGCACCCGCTCGCAATCCTCAACGGGCGCGCCCTGCGAGTTCATTACCCGGGCAGCCGCCCAAACTCCCCTGAAAGAAACCATGCCCCAAGCAAAAGAACAGGGCGGCACCCCCACGGCCGCCGTCATCCCCACCACCGAAGCGCGCGCAGCCGCACCTGTGTCCAGCGAGGCAACTGCCGCCCCATTGTTCGATCTGCAGGCCCGCGCTGCCGACATCAGCGAGTTGTGCGCCCGCCACGGCGTGCCTGCCCTGGCTGCTGGCCTCATTCGATCTGGCGCCGATGTGAGCACTGCTCGATCCGCTGTGCTCGACGAGCTGGCCCGCGTTGACGCAGCCGCCGGTGGCCACCGCAACTCAGCACCCCGCATCGAGACCGTGCGCGACCAGCACACCACCCGCCTGGCCGGCATTGAGCAAGCCATGCTGCACCGCATCAGCCCAAGCGCGCAGATGGACGACAACGGCCGCCAGTACCGGGGCATGAGCCTGCTCGAAATCGGGCGCGAAATGCTGGAGGGCAGCAGCGTGAACACGCGCGGCATGGCGCGAAACGAAATTGCCAGCGGCATGATTCAGGTGCGCAGCGGCGGCATGCACACCACGTCCGACTTCGCCAGCCTGCTGGGCAGCGTGGCCAACCGCCGCCTGCGCGCGGCCTATGAAGAAAGCGCCAGCACCTACCAGGCCTGGGCACGCCGCGCCCCCAACGCGCCCGACACCCGCAACATAAACGTGGTGCAGCTCTCGGGCGCACCCGATCTGCTGCAGGTTAATCAGGCCGGTGAATACACCTACGGCACCTTGGTCGACGGCGAGGTCAGCTACAAGGTCGTCAAGTACGGGCGCATCGTGTCAGTGACCGAAGAGGCCATCATCAACGACGACCTGCGCGGCTTTGACCGGCTGCTGAGCGCGTTCGGCTTTTCTGCCTCTCGCCTTGAAAACCGCCTGGCATATGCCCAGCTGGTTGGCGCCGACTACAGCGCACCCAACGGCAACTTGCAAACCGGCGCACCTTCTGCACTTCAGGCCAGCTCGCTGGCTGTCGCGCGCACCGCCATGCGCAAGCAAAAAGGCATGGGCAACGAGCTGCTGAACCTGGCCCCCGCTTACCTGATCGTGCCGGTTTCGCTTGAGCAAACCGCCTACCAGCTCACGAGCAGCAATTTCGTGCCGGCCACCACTAATGCGATCAACGAGTTCCGGGCCGGTGGGCGCACCGCTGTCGAGCCCATCGTCGAGCCGATTCTCGACGAAACCAGCGCCACGGCCTGGTATGCAGCCGCCTCCAGCGGCGCGGTTGACACCGTTGAGTATTGCTACCTCGACGGCGCAGAAGGCCCCACGGTCACCAGCAAAAGCGGCTGGGAAGTTGATGGCGTTGACATCAAGTGCAAGCTGTGGTTTGCCGCCCAGACGGTCGACTTCCGTGGCCTGCACCGGGCCAACGGCGCCTGATTGCCTGCAGAGACTGGCACCGCGCCAGTCTCTGTGACCCACCCCAAATTACACGAGAAACACCCCCATGAAAAACTTTGTACAGACGGGCGCCACGCTCACCATCACCCCCACCGTGGCCGTGGCCTCTGGCGTCGGCTTCCTGGCCGGCGCGGGCCTGTTTGGCGTTGCCACCGCAGCCGTGGCCAGCGACACCCCTGGCGAATTTATCACCGAAGGCGTGGTGGAAATTGCCAAGACCAGCGCCCTGGCCATCGCTGTCGGTGCGCGGGTGTTTTGGATCCCCGGCAGTGCTGCTGTCAACGTCACCGCCACCGCGCAGGTGTGCGTCGGCATTGCAGTGGCTGCAGCCGCCCATCCATAGCCCACGGT